AATCCGATATGGAACAGCGTATGGCAGACATCGTAAAGTTCCTCAAGAAAGAAGCCCGCAAACTTGGCGGCGGCACAATATCACTTAAGCCAGAAGGAGAGATTGACATTCGGGTTGAGAACTCCTCTCGTGTTCGCTCCTGGGTTACCGCCAAAATGCACTACAACATTGGTGGGATGGAGAAGGTTGATGTTGTGGGGGAAGCCACAGAGGACAGGCTTGCCTCCGATTGGAAAAAGTTCTTAGATCAGGGCGGTCTTGGCACTCGTCCAAAGAACGATAAGAGACCTAAAAACTCAGGAGAAAAGAAATGAAAATCACAAAGGATAAATTAAAGAAAATTATTAAGGAAGAGCTTGACTACATGGGCTCTGATATTGAAGCTTTTTCAGATGAAGACGAATTGGGCGCAACCGAGCCCGTGCGTGATACCGGGCTTCGCAGTCCAGCCGAAATACTTCTACAAAGAATGAACGCTCGTTCAAAACTAGATCGAATGTCTCCAGAAGAAATAGAAGCACTAGCGGGGGGCGACCAAGAGGTTGTGGACCTTATTCGACGAATTCAAGGCGAAGTCATGTATACCCCAAGAAGTGGCATATAAAGAAAAATGAATGCCAAGATTAACAAAAAAACAAATACTCAAAGAAATCGTTAAGTGTGGTAAAGACCCCTCTTACTTTCTAAAAAACTACGCCCGTATCTCTCACCCGATGCACGGGCTTATGTTGTTTAAAACCTATGATTATCAGGATCAGTTATTAAAAGACTTTAACGACTATCGTTTCAACGTCATCAACAAAGGTCGCCAGTTAGGCATCTCAACGATTACCGCTGGCTACATTGTTTGGATGATGTTGTTTCACCGCGACAAAGCCATCCTTGTTATGGCAACCAAGTTTGAAACAGCAGGTAACTTGGTGCGAAAAGTCAAAAACATTATGAAGAATCTTCCTGACTGGATCAGGATAGCAAGTATCACAACTGACAACCGCACGTCTTTTGAGTTGTCAAATGGTTCTTCAATTAAGGCTGCTTCTACCTCTGGTGATGCTGGTCGTTCCGAAGCCCTGTCGCTACTCGTGCTTGATGAGGCGGCACACATTGAGGGCTTGGAAGATCTTTGGACTGGTCTGTACCCAACGCTATCAACTGGTGGTCGTTGCATCGCAATTTCTACACCAAACGGTGTTGGCAACTGGTTTCATAAAACCTGCACAGGTGCCGAGAGTAACGACAACAATTTTTATCTCACAACTCTTATGTGGGATGTTCACCCTGAGAGGGACGAAGAGTGGTTTAAAAAAGAAACCAAAAATATGTCCCGACGACAAATTGCCCAGGAGTTGGAATGTAACTTCAATACTTCTGGCGAGACCGTTATAGACCCAGACAACATGGAGTGGATTATGTCCAACATCCAAGAGCCAAAACATAAAACAGGCTTCGACAGAAACTTTTGGATTTGGGAGGAATACGACCCAAGTTGTAATTATCTGCTTGCAGCAGATGTAGCAAGAGGCGATGGTGCTGATAGCTCTACATTCCATATTCTCAAACTTGAAACAATGGAGATCGTGGGCGAATATATGGGCAAACCAACACCAGATCTCTATGCGAATATGTTGAATCAAGTTGGAAGGGAATACGGCAACTGCATGTTGGTTGTAGAAAACAACTCTATTGGTTACACTGTCATCGATAAACTTGTAGAGTATGCTTATCCAAATTTGTATTACTCGATCAAGTCCACACACGAATACATCGACCAGCATTTAGGTGAACATCGCACAGGTGCCATCGCCGGTTTCTCAACCACAAGCAAGACCAGACCCCTGATTGTTGCTAAGTTAGAAGAGTTTGTTCGCAACAAACTAGTTAAGACGTATTCTTCACGTTTGGCAAACGAGTTTCGCACCTTTATTTGGTACAACGGGAAACCACAAGCCATGAGAGGTTACAACGATGACTTGGTGATGGCTCTTGCGATTTGCTGCTGGGTTAGGGACACAGCCCTCCAGACAAGCGCCCGAGACTTAAACTATCAAAAAGCATTCGTTGACTCAATAATGACTTCCAGAACAACTCTTAGTACACAGATAAAAGGACAAATTGGCTACACGGGCGAAGATCAAACTAGTAAAATGAACGAAGCAAGAAATCTATACTCCCAATATATGTGGATAATTAAGTGAGAAATTAATGGCACCCAGAAATCCAAAGCAAGGCAAAAACCCAGCAAATAGAGAATCTCAACTATTCCGTGCTCTTACTCGGCTGTTCTCTGGTCCGATTATCAGTTACCGGTCTGAGTCGGGTCGAAAAATACGCAGACAACATCTTGATAAGTATTCTACAAGGTTCAAATCAGCATCAGGTCAGCAATTTAAAAAAGAGCAGTATAACCCGCTTGACACTATAGCAGCAAACGCGATTGCTAATCAACAGAGGTCCGAGCGTTATATTGATTTTGACCAGATGGAATATATGCCCGAGTTAGCTTCTGCTCTGGATATCTACGCAGATGAAATGACGACATTCTCTGCTCTCTCACCAATGCTTAACATCAAGTGTCGCAACGATGAAATTAAGGCTGTTTTAAATATTCTTTATCATAATGTTATGAACATAGAGCACAACCTTTTTGGATGGTGTCGTACAATGTGCAAGTATGGAGATTTTATTCTTTATCTTGATATTGACGACGAGATGGGTATTCAATCTACAATCTCAATACCTCTGCAAGAAGTAGAAAGGCTCGAAGGTCTTGACGCTACAAATCCAAATTATGTCCAATATCAGTGGAACTCCGCAGGCATGACATTCGAAAATTGGCAGATTGCCCACTTCCGCATTCTTGGTAACGATAAATACTCTCCATACGGAACCTCTGTACTTGAACCAGTTCGACGTATTTGGCGACAGCTTACTCTAATGGAAGATGCCATGATGGCTTATCGTATTGTTCGTTCATCTGAAAGAAAAGTATTCAAGATTGATGTTGGCGCTATTCCGCCACAAGAAGTCGAACAATACATGCAGAAGATTGTCACCCAGTTGAAGCGTCATACTATTGTCAACAAGGACACTGGACGTATTGATCTTCGTTATAATCCCCTTTCTATCGAAGAGGATTATTACATCCCTGTTCGTGCTGGCTCTGTGACTGATATTCAAAACTTGGGTGCTGGACAAAACACAACTGCGATTGACGACATCAAGTATCTTCGCGATAAGATGTTCTCAGGAATTAAGATTCCACAGGCTTACCTCACAATGGGTGAGGGCGCACAGGAAGACAAAACCACCCTGGCGACAAAAGACATTCGTTTTGCTCGCACCATTCAGCGTCTTCAACGGTCTGTTCTTCACGAGTTGGAAAAGATTGGTATCATCCACCTCTACACTCTTGGATACAGAGGAGAAGATCTTATAAACTTCAAACTTGCTCTTAATAACCCAAGCAAGATTGCCGAACTTCAAGAGCTTGAACACTGGAAAAACAAGTTTGATATTGCTGCTTCTGCTACGGAGGGTTATTTCTCTCGTCGGTGGGTTGCTGACAACATCTTTGGTATGTCTCACGAAGAGTTCCTTCGTAACCAGCGAGAACAATATTATGATCGTAAACATGACACTGCTCTTGAAGGAGTTGCCGAGGCTGCTGCTGAAGCTGGTGGTGGTGGTGGTGGTGCTCTTGATCTTGGAGGCGAGGGTGAACTTGACCTCGGCGGCGAAGAGGGCGGACTTGATCTCGGCGGTGATGAAGGCGGTGAAGAACTTGGCAGCGGTGGAGATGGTGGAGAAGAAAGTACCCTCCTGGCAGAGCCTCCCGGCTCTCGTGACTCTCCACGTCTCGCCAAGTCTCTCGGTGCGCGTGCCAGGAAAGGCAAGAAGTACTTAACAAAGGGAGCTAAAGGTAAGAAATACCAGAAGGTAGCCGTCGATAAGAGACCATCGGGTGCCAGAAGCAGAAATTACGCTAGCATTGCCACACCCGAAATGAACACTTATAGATCAAACAATCTCGGTGGCTCAGAGTTATTAGCTTTTTCACGGGGTATTTATGAAGAACAAGACCCTATTTACCTAAGAGATCAGGAAGAAGAGTTTGCTCTTCTTGAGATGGACAACTCTGTTAAGTTCTTGCTCGAATCACTAGAGACCAAAGTTACGGAGAATAACAATGAAGAATAAGCACAACAAAAAGAGAAACACAGCATTTGTATTTGAAGCACTCGCTCGCGAAGCAACCGTTGCTATCATTAAAGGTGACGCAGAAAGAAAAGCCAAAGTGATCTCTATTGTCCGCAAACACTTCACAGGAGACTCGCTACTCAAAAAAGACCTTGAATGCTACCGCTCTTTGTACGAAAATCAAAACTTAGACCAAACGACTAGCAAAAAAATCGTGGAGGCTGCACTAGCTGCCAAGCGCCTGATTGACCCTGATGGATTGTTCAAACAACAGACCGAAGTAATTAAAGATATTAATAAGGAACTAGACCCTCAGACTTTTAACAATTTTGTTCCAAACTATAAATCTCTAGCAACTATCGCTAAGATGTTCAACACTAATTCGCCCAAACAAACAGTAATGCTTGAAGCAAAGATCATCGAAGGGATGGTTAATGATACTGAAATATCAAAACTAGAGCCAATAGATAGCATCACTTTTACAACTTTTACCAAAAAGTTCAATCAAAAATATGGTGATACTTTATTACGAGAGCAAAAAGAATTATTAAGACAGTATATCTCTTCGTTTTCAAGTGAAGAATTAGAAATAAAAATTTACCTTAATCGCGAACTCGGCAGATTGAAAGAATCGCTAGAAAAAGCAACAGAGGTAGGAGAAGTCGCTGCTGACGAAGATATGATCAACAAAACGAAGCTGGTCAAAGAACTTCTTGAGAGTTTATCAAGCGAAACCACTTTAACAGATACAAACCTCTTCACTATATTAAAAACACAAGAACTTGTAAAGGAAATCTACGACGATGGCAGTAACAGTTAGAATAGTCCCAGTACCGGAACCAGTCAAGGTTACAATCAAGCCAAAGGCTCCACCTCCTACCGTAACTCTTGAACTAAACATTCGTAAGTCTCTAAGTGGAGATCTTATGATCTTTGATCATGGAGACATTGACATAGTGCTTTCTGGGAAAGATAAGAAGGTTACTGCGTTCCCCAAGCAAACAATGACCGACTTCACATACGGCGCGCAGAACCGTCTGTTTAATCATCTTGCGCGCAAAGGTATCGTCATTCCTGAGTCTATCCAGGGCGCCTCATTCTATGGAGCAATGGAGGCACAGCTACAGGAAGCTGCTGACGGCAAGCTTAACGCAGCGAAGTTTGCACTCGTGAGTATAGAGAAGTTTATTAAAGAAGAGAAGCCATACTACGATAATGTCGAGGCTGCGGTCGCAGGTGTTGAAGACGAATATACCAATCCAGACAAAACCGACTCCACAGAACTTGGCGAAGTGCCACAGCGAGATGAGCAGGGCTCTATCCGCAAGGGCTATGGCAGAGATTCTTACACCATGTCTTACATGTACACAATATAGGAGATTACATGGAACTAACCTTATTCGTTCTCATAGCCTACGGACTAACACAGATTTTAGTCTACAGCGACATGCCCATAATAAAAAAACTAAGACCTCACAAGGAATCCTACCGGGGCTACGGTAAGGTTTTTCACTGCCCTATGTGTATGGGCTTCCACGTTGGTTGGTTTTTGGTCCTGCTTTCTCCTTGGACCGAACTATTTACGTTTGACCCAACTTTGGTTAATGCCTTTATGCTTGGCTGTCTTTCATCTGCGACTTCATACGTTCTTAATATGGTATTTGGAGATGATGGAATCCAAGTAAGACATAATTATAGATACGAACAAGAAGAAGGGCTAAAAGGAGAAGAATGATGAACAACTATCTTACTAAGAAATGGGGCTTGCAGCCAGTTCGTCTTTGTTGCAAAGGCTCTTAGCTCGCGCGGGTAGCGCCCGCATAAAGGAATACAAATGAAATTACTACGAGAATACTACGAACTATGTGAAGGCGGCGTATGCCAAGACCTTCTTACCGAAGATGAGAAGCGCTTTGTTGCCAGCGGCGGCATGTATCTTTCCGGTAAACTACAACAAGCCAATACTAAAAATGGTAATGGCAGAGTTTATCCATTTGACATTCTTGTCCGTGAAGTTGAGAACTACAAGAAGCTAGTGAAAGAAAACAGGGCGCTTGGAGAGTTGGATCACCCAGATGATTCAGTTATAAATCTCAAGAACGCCTCTCACCTTGTCACTTCTATTTGGATGGACGGTGATACGGTTATGGGCAAGGTCAAAGTCCTTGACACTCCATCAGGTCAGGTTCTCAAGTCTCTCGTAGAGTCAGGTGTTAAACTGGGTATTTCTTCTCGTGGTATGGGTTCGGTAGAAAACAGAAATGGACAGACGGTTGTTCAAGATGACTTTCAGCTTATCTGCTTTGACTTCGTTTCGGAGCCGTCAACACCAGAAGCATTTATGGTCAAAGAAGGAAAAGAATATACCAACCAAGTATTCACCAAGGCAGATCGTATTAACAGATTATTAAACGAGGTATTGAAAGATGGCGTGGAGTAGTTTTGAGAAAGACAAGCTTTTAGTAGAGGGTTGGCGTAAGTTTCTTGTCGAAGAGCAGACAGTCTTCGGCATCAATTCAAAAGAAAACCCTGAATCTCTTTATTCTTTTTTAACAAAAAACAAAGCGGCTATTGGATTAAGCGACGAACGAGTTCAAGAACTATTGAACTTAATGCTGGCGCAAACAAAAGAAGATGATGTTGTTCTGGAAGCTATAGGTGGACCACAAAGAGATGCTAGAACTTTCTCCTCTGATACCACCACAAAACTCAATGCATTGATTAAGACATTTGGACTTGATCCAGCAAATGAGAAAAAACTAGAAAAGGTTTTAAACAGATGGGCTAAACTCAATACTGTCACTTTTGAGCCCGATGAAGACGAGGGAGCGCCCACGCCTGCTGCCGAGCCACAAACAGCACGCGCCCCCGCAGGCGAAGAAGAAGCCGAAGTTGAAAAAAACTTTGATACAGAAACAGGCTTACCAATTTCAGAAAAAGGCAGAAATTCAATAATCAAACAAATAGACAACGTAACAAAAAAAGAAGAATTTTTTAATTTATATGATAAACTAGCAAAAAGTAAGTTTAGTAATAACAACAGAAAAGATTCTTTTCATAAAGCCCGTAAAAACAGGGATTATAACTACCTTAGCGGGTTTGACGCAGGACCCGAAGCACAACGTATTATAAGACAAAAATTTATAGATCTATTCTTAACAGACGAAGAAGAAGCCGAAACAGATAGGGCACAGTCTGCTCCAAGCACAGAGCCGGCAGAACAGCCTGCTGATAAAACACCTGCCCAAACTGCCGTTGATTTGCTTAATGGAATTGAAGGAAGCGAACAGCCGGAAATTACTGTTGAGTTGTTTAATGATTTCGTGAGAGATCTAAAGTCTTTTATAGGAGAAATCAATAGGCAAAAAAGAAAGGTCAGCGAAATAACACGGAAACAAGTCGCCCCAAGATTCAACATAACCGCGAGTCAACTTAATAAGTTTATAACAAATAATAGTAAATACATAGTTATTTTTAATAGACTACGGTTCGCCAATAAAGATGAAAATGTTTTAAATTCATTCTTAAGGGCTTTTGAACAAGTCACCAAATCTCTCTCAGCAGACACCCCAGCAGAACCCGATGCATCCACACCAGATACCTCCGCAGAGCCCGCTGAAGACGGGCAGCGGGGAGATATTATAATTGAATTGGAAGATTATCAAAAAGCCATAGAACTTTTGCTTTATCTGCGTCCTGAATTTGAATCTTACATTTATCGTTTTGGCCTTTCTTTAGCAAAATTGCGTCCTGTTGCTGACACATTTGCAAAAATACTCTGGTCAATTAAGAGACCTTCGCCAGAAGATGAGGAAGAAGGCACGGCCGCCGACGGAGGACGAAGCGAACTCAAAAACGAACATGACAAAATGATAAACACTATTTTCTCTGGTTTAAAACAAGCGCAAATTCCATCAATCAACGCAAATTTAAAAAAAGCCAGAGTTATCGACGCTACTAAAAATGCAGTTCAAAACAAATACGCTAATCATGCTAGTTGGGTTCTTTGGGGTTTATGTCGCACTATTACTGAGACAGAACCCCCCAGCGAACGTACCAGCGCGCACTCTTCCCACAACATGAGAAGGCAGGAAGCAATAGGATTATTAAAAAAGTTTTTTGATTACAATTACTCAATAGAAGAATCTCTTATGTTAAGATGGAAAACAATAGCGGGAATTAAATGAACAAGACACAACTCAAAAAACTAATCAAGCCAGTCGTAAAAGAATGTATTCAAGAAGTTCTTATAGAAGAAGGCTTGCTTACAGAGGTCGTCTCACAAGTAACTGCTGGCTTATCCAAGCAGCCAATTGTCGAGAACAAACCAAAGAAAAGAAACGATAAGCTATTTAATG